TAGATAACGTTGAGGGTTTTAAATGCGAAGGTATAGAAATTAGTTCGGATGGCACTGCGTATGCATTAAGTATGAATAATGTTAGCAATGGTATATTTTTTGATAAATGTAACATTAATTACAATACTACCGCCGATTTGATGGTTATTGGTGGCGCATGGGATGGGTTAATACAATTTAATAATTGTAAGATTGATGGATTTATTAATTCAACTTTGGGAACTGACCCAGCAACATCGCAAATTATTCTTAATAATTGCCGACCAGGCGATTCTAATGATTTAATAATTGGATTAGATGGAGCTTCATTGGCAACATTATATGCGTTTGATTGTCCTACGTTACGCGTATTTCAAAATTCTGGTAAAGTATATTTAGCAAATATCCCCTTAATTGGTGATTCACTTTTTGAAGCCGTAGCAGCAGCGGGTAATTTGTTATCTATTAATACCTGTTCATTTTATAACCCAACTACACAAACGTATTCAACAATAACCGGAATTGGTGATTGCGCTACTATTTTGCAAAATGTAAATTATAATCGTAATACTTATACGTTTGCTGGATTAATTCCGGATGGTGATACAATTGCAGGTATACCTGTTACTTCTTTGAGTGCTACAGCTATTTTTGCAAATATGCAAGGGTTTACTGGTGCTGCGCTTTCTCCTGCGGGCTATTTTAATTTAAATAATGGCACAACAACTTTTAGTAATATTACAGTTGGCACAACAGCCGTTACGTTTTTAGCCCAAGCTAGAATATACAAAGTAACTGCTGTAATAGAGCTTATTTCTAACAATCCGGGGGGTAGTGCAAGTTCTGCAACAATAACACCAACAGTTGCGGGCGGAAGTATTACTATTAATATGTTGCCTCAGTCAATATCTGATTCAAGTAATGGCGTAACACATACATTGATTTTTAACGGCACTATTAATGTTTCAAATCTTGCAAGTACTACAACTTTTTCATTAGTATTGACTTCTTTAACAGGTGGTTATAGTTTTGGGACAACAAATAGTCTAGTGATTGAAGGCATTAATTAATGGATAACAAGCCAGAATTTAAGAGCTTTAAGGAATTTGTGATGTATTATTTTAATCATCACATTTTTCAAAAAAGCACATTCTACGGAATAGTATTTGCATTTTTATATTTCACTAACAATGAATTTAGAAATAACGCAAATACTATTCTTGGCTCTTCTGCAACGGCTGATGCATTAATAATTTATTTAATAGGTAAAAAAGGATGATTGTACACACAAGTTTTCAAATATTAAGCGCTATATTATTAATTTGGTATGGTTGTCTTCGTTGGTGGTGGTTTACTTATGCGGGCAAAAAGTATCCAGAACGTGATTATAGCTGGTATAAAGCACCCATAAATATGGCAACCGCATTTACTTCTATTGTGTTTTTATCCGGTGTGCTATTTGCGTTTTCAACAACCGGCACATTGTGGTTTGAAATATTTAAATGCATGGCAGGGTTTTTATTAATGCGTAATGTTTGGTACACAATTGAAGATGTATACGCTTATAAAAAACAAGAATGGAATACTCAAAAAGAACAGGCTATATTTGTATTATTTGATATTGCAATGGCATTAGACACATTAATTTGGTATTGGCTTGCGTGAAATTAAATTTTACAAACTTATTAGGCTCAGTATTATTAATATGGTACGGTTGCTGGCGGTGGAATTGGTATGCTGATGCTATTAAATATGCATGGGCATATAAACCAATTAATCTGGCAACTGCGTTTACATCGCTGGTATGGATAGCCTTTTCATTATTTTACGAAAATAAAACAATGCGTAAAACTATGTGGTGGTATGCTGCTATATATAAGTTATTGATATTGCGTAATATATTTTATACTATAGAAGATATTATTGATTTTATATTAAGTGCGACTACTTGTGAATATGCATTTTTTATTTTAATGGATGTTTTAATGATTGTATATATAGAAATATGGCTTAACAAATTTAAAAAGATAGAAATATGATAACAGATCAATTACCTGTATGGATACAATTAGTAATAACCGTAGGAACTGGTATAGTTTTTTGGACAGTATTTTATACTAAAACATTATCTTTTCAAAAATCTGTAGAAAAATCTGTGGAAGATTTGCGTAGTGAAGGTAGAGAAAATATGCGGGTATTATCAAATATTGATAAAAATGTGGCTCTTATAAAACAAGAGCAAGACCATATAAAAGAAAACATATCTTTATTAAAAGATCGGGTTAGAGAGTTAGAAAGTAGAGCGTCTTAATGAAACCATCTAAAGTATGCTTTGAATTAATTAGTAATGATAATATAGAAGGGTTTAGCGCCCCACCATACCCCGATGAGGGAGGCGTAGCTACTATCGGGTACGGAACTACAATATATCCCAATGGCACGCGTGTAACGCTTAAAGATAAGCCAATCACCAAAGAACAAGCTATGGCATATTTAGAATATCATTGCACACAAGACGCAAAACTAATTGAGCCATTAATTAAAGTGCCACTTAATCAAAATCAAATTGACGCAACACTTTGTTTTGTATACAATTTTGGTGTACCTAAGTTTAAATCATCTACATTATTAAAAGTTATTAATCAAAATCCTAATGACTTTGACAAAATAGAGGCTCAATGGAGACGCTGGATATACGAGTTAAATATTAAAACCGGCGAAAAAGAGATTAAAAAAGGTTTAGTTAAACGTCGTGTTGCTGAGTTTTTATTGTATAAACGACCGGTTTAGTCATCATCTGTAATTATTTCAATTACAAATAAGATTAATAATAAAAACATACTCAATATAGCGCCCAAAAACCCAATTACGAATAAAATTTTTTCTGTTTGAAATAAAAAACCTGTAGGACATAATAATAAACATGCTAACATTGTTACTGTAGTTAAATATTGTATTTTATCCATTTTACTCATTCACATACTCCCATTTTAATAATTCATCAGTTTGTGGATGTCTCCCAATTCCATTTGGGTATTGGATACCGCGTAAATGTTTAGACAAGTTAGAAGCTGAATATAAATTAGCATATTCAGCAGCTTGAGAAATAGAAATAAACTCTTTACCATTATTAATACAACGCACCCGTCTTCTTTGAGTAGTTTGTTTAATTTTGGGCTTAGTTTTTAATTTAATTTCGGGTTCTAATTGGTCAATTAATTCGCGTTCAATAATAATTTGCAATGCTGTTTTATCCATGTGTTACACCTAAAACATGTGCTAATACATTTATATGCGACTTAATAAAATATTGAAACAAATCAATTTTAAATGAACAATGAGCAAAATGTCTAGCTTGTTCTTGATTATTGTTAAAATATTCGTCATCTAAATTTGATGTAATATTTTTATAATTTTCTATTAAATCACCTAAAGTTTCTAACCTATGATGATCATGATTAAAAATATCATTAGTTAGTGCAGCGTGTATTTCATCAAGCATAAACGTAAAGTCATATTCTAGTGCCATTATTTAATCTCCAATCTTTTTCTAATATTAATTAGACTATCAGCATTAGTCAATCTTCCGTTAAAAAAGACCGTTTTTAATTCTCCTACTTCTTCCATTTCTTTGGTACATTGATCTTTTAATACAAACTCACCTTTCTCATTAAGTTGCACGCATAATAAACCTTTAGCAGATTTTTTAACCCCGTCCCCAGTTTTAGGGTCTTTTTCAATTTCTCTAGGTTCAAAGCCAACCTCTACATATGTGGATTTTACAGCCATACCAAAGCTATCGCGGGTATTATAGTTGTAAGTATATGAGCCTATACCAAATACTATATTACTGCTTGCAAACCCTTTAGCCTCTAAACGTTTTAAAATTTCATTAGCACGCTCTATAGTAATGCTATCACCGTATATTAATCCTATATGGCTATCCAATACTTTATAACCTTTTTCGTTTATTGTGCCACCGAATAAATCCCACAGAACTTCAACTGCACCTTTTTGCTCAGCTATATAATTTTTACCAGCACATTCTCTACCTGTGCCGCATATAATCTCTACAGGGTCGCCACTATCTGGACGTATTACAACCTTACCATCCCGCGCCATGATAATATCTTTAAGTTGTGGTAAATACTCAGTTAATACTTTCCAAAAATCCCAAGTATCCGATACAATGCTGACAAATCCTGAAGAATAAACTTGAGTAATTAATCTTTTAAAAGTTTCAATTTCTGTATCTTTACCGCCACTACACATTACAGAATGTTCAGTCGCTGGAATGCTACAACCAATTACATCTTCACTAACTGTAGCATCATAATAATACTCTAATGCTTCAATTGCTGGGATAGTATCAGTACCTTTAAATGATGTTAAATGTGCCATGCCTGAACACATAGCATCCTCAATACCTGACATACCCCGAAAACTAAAATCATGCCCTTGGTATGACACAGAATCTAAAGGGACGCCTGTTTTGTTAGCGTATTCTGTTAGTATTCGTTTATATTCAAACGCAATACTTGCATTGTTGCACATTTTCCATAATACAGCAGATAACGCAGTTTCAAGAAAATTAGTCAACCAATAAAATTCTGTATGTGTATTAGTTATGGTCAATACAGGTATACGCATATTTACTCGTGAACCCTCCGGTAATGCTTTTATTTCAATAGGCAAATATCCTAATTTATGCAATGTTTCTATGTGGGTGCGAGGAATTAATATACCCAAAGAAGACATTACTCTACATTGATAATCACTTAAAACTGAAATAAGCGGTTTATTAAAAAATGTTTCATTAAATTGTTCAATAAGAAAACTTTTAATAAAATATTGCAACCCAAAAAATACCATCTTACCATCAAAAAATGGGCTATCATTGCAAATAGTATATTTATTATCTCGCGGAGTTAAATTACTATATACTTTAGTGGTTTTTTCTGGATATTGAAATACATGTCCAATTTTGTAAAAGTCTGTTGTTAAAATTGCATTTGGTTTAAACATGGTTGCTCTTTCTTAAATAGTTATTAATTCAAAATATTTTTTATCTTCAGGGAATTTATTTATCACATATTTGTAGCTGTCAGGATTAATAATTTTAATCTGGCTAATGCCAGCAGCTTTTAAATCATCTAACCCGTGTGTCATAAATGCATGATAAATCATAAGTTCAATAGTTATATCATCACTCGATTGTGCTTTTAATAGTTTAGCAGCCTCCACAAAGGTTCTACCGCCATCGCAAATATCATCACAGATTAAATAATGAGCATATTTACCGCTTATATATTTTTGTGAATTGTCCTGAATAGTCAATTTAATCCCAGTATTATCGCGTTGTTTGTTAAGATATATAAAAGTATTTGCATAATTATAAGAACCCCCAATGGTATAATTACTTTCAAAATGATATTCTGCATTTTTATCTGGGAATACAATTTTAAAATGAGTGAACGCGTAATCTAGATTTATTTTTTTATTAAATATTATTTTAAAATAATCCCCACAATGCAAGCCCATAGTTTTAATAGTAACATCCGAATATCTGCCAGTAATAGTTTTTACTAATGTTTCAATCGGTATATCTTGCCCAGCTTCAAATACCCTATCTTGTCTGCTATATGGCAAATATGGCACATTAATAACAACAGGTATCATCCCATATTGTTTTTTAATAGCTCCAATTTTCATAAGCAATAGCATTACGTCTCTTTGGTTTTCATCAAACCAATTCCAATGTATTACAGTTTCATTGCCATGAATACGCTCTACTAGCTTAACATCCCATTCACCGGAATTAAATTTCTTTATTTCAAACATTATTTACCTTCTTTTTTAAGTTTTAAATATAAAGTCTTTTTTTCTACCGCATAATTTACTCGCATATTATAAAAAGCTGTATTTAATGCCCTTCTAATTATCAAGTTTACTTCTTTTTCGGATAATCCGGATATTTTACGATTAATAAGTTTTTGCAACTGCGCTTGACTAGCAATTAATACATAACCCAAATTATTATTGACTTGAATATCAATATATTCAGCTACAAAATTAGCTACTTTTCCCATTTCATCGCGTCTTTTAAAATAGCTCATAAATTCTTTTAATTTATCTAACATCCGATTATCCTTAAAAAATTAAGCCATTATACAATTATTGTTATTGCGACACATTGCAGCACGTTCAGTTTCAGCCTGCTCTCGTTTTTCAGCTATTTCAGTAGCATATTGCCAAAAAAATACGCCGTATTTGCTAACCATTTCACGTTCTACAAAGTTTACAAACTCTTGTTTATTTGCTGATGATGTTTTATTATTAGCATTCATTACCCTAATAGTTTTAATTGCATGTTCAACATCTCCACTATAATTATGCTGATTATTTTCAACTAAGTTTTTACAAGCATTTATTAATTCATTATCTATAGCGCGCGTAAATATTTTACTTTCTTTTTCTCCACTAAAATCCCACAGCACCAATTCATCCTGCCCATTTTGATTTTTCATTACAGTTAGCAATGTGTGTTCTTCAACATTAGCATAAATTGGTACACCTGTTGCGGGCATTATCATCCCCGGGGTATACTGACTAACTAATCGTAACGAAATGTAGAACAGCTTTTCCAGCCTATCTTCTCTACGTTCTTGTAAAGCGTCTTTAACAGCTTGTATACTGCAACCACTTTCAAAAAAAGTTTTAATAATAAATGCAGTTAAGTTAGTATGTTTAACAGCTTCTTTATCCATGTTGTTTAACTCAGTAGCACTTAAGCTACGTTTAATTGATTCTATTGTCATAATTGATCACTCCTCAAAATAATCTCTAATTTCTTCTAGCATTTTTGTAATAGCCCCTATTTGTGCTGCTTGTGTATCTTGACAATTTACAACTTTTGCAAGTGTATTTTCAATTTCTTCAATACGTTGTTCAATACCCATTTTATTTCCTTTAAAAATTAATACCATTCACGAATATTGTAATAATCTTTTATTCCATCACGCACGTGTTTAAATTCATCACCCCCAAAACCCATTATAGCAGTATCATCTGCTAGCAACAAAGAATCTTGGTTAAGCAATTGCAATGCTTGTTCACGATTATATGTTTGTTTTACACCTCCTGCATTAAAATATACATTATTGTTTTTAAAATCAACTGTAAGTTCAATCTGTTGTGATCGTACCATTATCTACATTTCCTTTTCCAACATTTATAAGTATAAGTTCATTTTCTTTTGGATAAGTCACTTCCGTAACTTTGACATTGCAAATTATGCTATAACGTTTACCCGCTAAATACTCAATTAGTCGAGCTAGTATTTTTAATTTAATAACTTGTATCATTCCTCACCCCTCCAAAATGCTTTAATTAATATATTTCCATTGTAACTGTTCTCCGGTTTCTGGATGTTTTCCAGCGGTTTTATATTTACCAGAGCAAGCATTAACTATGCTCGTTAAATGAATGCCTGTTAACTCGCTTGCTATAGTTATAGAATCAAATGTTTTATTTAATTGATTACAAAATACTGGACGTATACGCAATTTTAATATCCTTGATTTATGTAATTCATTTTCTGACCAAGTACACCATTCTAAATTTTCTACTCTATTATCAGTTTTTATCCCATTTATATGATTAACAATATCTTTACCCACAATTAACGGCAAAAAATGTTGTGCAACTAAACGATGAATATAGCATTTAGTCACTTTATTTTTATGTTTTAAATCAATTGTTAAGTAGCCCTGTTTTCTTTGATATGGGGTTAAAAATTTTCCAATTAATGAATTACCACTGCCTTTGCGTGCATATGACCACACTCTTCCATGAGATGTAATACCGTATATATTTTCATGGGTTTTAATGTTTTTTATTATTTCATTAGGAAATAAAGTTATATTATTTATCATTTAAAATCTCATTTAATAACTTAATAGCATTTTGTATTTTTTGCCTGTCGATAATATAGTCATCATTGTACCTCTCTTCGAATGCTGCAATGTCTTTTGCGAGCTGTTCTTTAGTTGTGTAACTTATAAGTTGAAGGCTATCATTATGGTTGTTAAAAAACCATATTTGCAATAATCCTGTGGATTGAATCATAACCTTATTACGTCGGTAATAACGACCAAGAGTACTGTCTGCTACGCATGTAAATCCCAACTCAACCAACGCCTCTTCCAGTGTCGGTTCTTTCTTCTTTGGTAACGGCTTCAGTTTGCCCACTTCTAATTCTAAGTGCTGTAACCATTTTGGGTTGTCAAATAGAATTAGAAGTATATCATTCTCTACTCCATTAACATATTTACAAACTTGCCAATTTTGCACACCGTTATACTTAAGCACCTCTTCTATATTTTCCGGTGTTATCGGCTCGTGTTCTTCCTCAATAAGTTCAAGTTGATCATCTCTATAATACCAACTGCAAAAATAATCACTATAGCATTCATTCGGTAATTCAGCTACTCTTAATTTACTTGTATTTGTTCTTCCCTCAACTATTATTCCAATGCAACCAATAGCAGATTTTACGTTATGAGATTTGACAACAGTTACTTTATTTACGGTGTCTATTGCATCACTTAATATACGCACTCTATCCCCAACCTTAAACGTAGTCTTTTCTTCCTGTTTTTGCACGCCCATTGCTTCATCAACTAATGCAAGTATACGATTAATTGATTGTGGTTCTTTATAAAATATTCGTAAATCATTTATTCTTGCATGAGAGACATACAATGAAATATGTATATCTTCATGATCTATTAATTCTGGTTTATTTTCCAGCTCTTCAATCAAAATAGCCAATACTTCAGCATCTGTATATTTCTTTTCTTTTTGCATAGTTTCTACCTTAAAAACTCCAAGTCTTTCCCATTTAATACTTATTTCGCTATTGCTATGATGAATATCTTCTATTTTATATATGCCATCTTCCATACCAATATTTTCCATGCCAGATATTCTAAATAAATCACCTTTTTTATAATATGACATTGGCATAATTGTATCCCAATCTTTAACCTCATGCGGATTATAATCAAGGGGGTTATTTAAATCAAAATATATTTTTAAATTATCAATATTAAAAAATCCTACCTCATTATTTTTTGGAAGTAAAACTTTTACAACCGTGTTAAAAAGTCTGTTTTGATTAATTTCTACAATTTTATACCATTTGTTTTTTTCAAATTTAATATGATCGCCAAGTGATGTATTCCAAACACACTTAACCCATTGCCCAGCTTTTAACTCTTTCATAGTTTCTACCTTTCTAAATTTTTCCATTATTGGTTCATAAAATCCAAGAAATATTTCTTTATAATTTTCGCTATCTTTAATTTTGGAAGTCAGTTCAGTATAAACATACACTTTGCCATAAAAAACAACTAACTGTCCACAAGAATATAATGTTTCTGCATTATAACGAACGTCAAGAAGATTATATTTATATGTTGACGCATCGTCGCAATAAAGAAAACAGTATCCATTTTGTATCATTTTAAACTCACTCCTATTGCAATAAAATTAATACTCACAAACATGCTTATGGTCGTAATCCACAATGCTATTGTAGCTTGACGTTCTTGGTGATTGTAATATTTATCACAATTACAATAAAATATCAAAGCTCCAAGACTTAAGACGCCACAAGCTATACCATTCCCAATTAATATATTTGCTAACATTTATTCCCCATTTAATAAAACACATCTTTGCCGTACACCATTAATATTCAACGTAATATGGTCTACAGCGTCTATAATGTTAAAGTCATCAATGCCGCATGTAATAACTTCCAGTTCTTGATCTTCGTTTTGCAATATTTCTATCAACTCTTTAACTTTCATTATCCTACCCACCTATTTAAATCATTATAAGTATCTTGCCAGTCAATAGCATCTTGCAATTCATCCCAGCAAAACTCACACATTTCTTTTTTGTTATGCTCACATACCATTTTCGTGACATCAAGTAAATGGTTCATTTTGATACCACTTCCGAAATTTCTTTAGCATGTCCACTTGTAGTATCAGTACAGTTATTTACACAATGCGACAAAGTCAAAGCCCAAAATAGCACACCAAATAAAGCAAAATAATCAATTTTCATATCAATTTCTCAATGATGAAAGTAAATGGTTTGCATATTGTGCAACAATCAAATTAAATAATTGCTCTGCATTTACATACGTATGCAAAGTTTTATTTGATAAATCAATACGCTCATTTAAATAAAACGTATTATCATCCACAAGATGTATTTCTATATCATCTTTAACCCATAGCTTGGGAGCAAAACCTGGTAATGGTTGCTCAAAATTCCATTTTTTTAATGTTTCAATAAGTGTCATAGCTTAACCTTTGATAAATAATCTTGACATAATGCTTTTGCATCTTCTACACTATGCAGTTCGCCATCATCTAGTCTAAAATCTCCAACCCCTTTAATATAAACTTGTATACCGTTAGCATATTCCACAATCTCAAAATACCCCCAATCTATATTTTTAATTTTATTACTATGAATAATTTTAAAGCTAGCAATTCTACGTGGGGACTTCCATTTAATCATATTTCAATCCTTAACTCATGCGCTCTATTCATAATCCACGGTTTTAACTTTTCTAATGTATCAAAATATTCGCTATACATTTCCTCAACCTCTTGCTCAAGCCCTGCATAACGGTATAACTCTAAACTTTCATAATTAAGTATATCAACTCTATCTACTAATTCTGTAGCTACCTCTACTATTTCAGGGTCAAACGTCGAGCCTTTTTCTACATATTCTAAATCTTTAATATAATTTAATTTAACCGTAAATAAGTCATATATAAAGTTAGTATGCTTAGGATTCATCCACAAGTATACACGCCATTGCCAGCTATCCATGTAACGCGCAATATTAACTTTGCTAGTAAACTTAAAATCATGTATATTGCAAGCTGATATTGCGTCTACTTTACCACGTATAGTTAAACCTTGGAATTCTTTAGTAACCCACATCTCTCGCAAAACCGGAATTTGTATCTGAATATCATTTTTAACATTTACTTTATAATGATTATTTCCATCATTAATAGTAAATAGTCGGGGTATAATCTGATACTCAGATACTTCCAGCACTTTATGCAACGCAGTACCTATCTGCATTGCATCAGTTTGTTTACGAATGAGCAATTTATCAATAAAAAGCTCTTCCGTATATTCTTCTGCATTCTCATAATTATGCGTATTACCAGTTAAATATTGAGCAAACTCATCTAATTTAGATGGTTGACAAAATTTCTGCTTCCAGTCCATTATGCTACCCCGTCACCTTGCGGTAAATTTTCTGGTGCTTTAACTTTAAAACATTTATTTGGCTTATCAAATTCAAAGCCCATAGTTTCACCATGTTTAACTAATGCTTGCTTATGTAGAGCATCGCCCTCTGCAAGTATCTGCACCATTACATTAAGCGATTCTATCGTGTCTAGCCTATTTATATCATCTAGCACCTCTTGAAACTCTTGCTCTGCTTTTATCTGCTCTGCACTTTTAGAGTTCATTTTGTTTTTAGTAAATGCAATTAATTTTGCTAAATAATCCGGCTCAGTAGATAAATGCGGTATATTCTGATCAGGAATTTCAGCACAGTTTTTGCCTAAATGTTCTTCACTTGGATTAAAACTAATATACCTGTTTTTATCATTTAAATAAACATAACCAAGCAAATCTGCAATTTTAACTAATTCAACCCTACTACTACCAACAGCATCCGGACGAGATATGTTTTTATCATTGTTTTTTTCTTCTTTGTCATGCGCTAAAAGTATTACATCTTTTTTAAAAGATTTTAGTTTTAACATAAAGTTTTTAAACCTACTAATTAAAACCCCATAACCAGCAATAGTTAATTCACCACTTTTTTTTGACATAGACGGCATAGTATTTATAATGTCTGCCACTATTACTTCTAACAATCTACCAACTGTGTCAATAACTATAGTGTTAAATATAGATAGATCTGTTTCTTTTATATCTGCTATGTCATTCCAAGAACTAACACGCACAACGTCTTTTCTATTCAAAGCTCTTTGTGCCCCCATGTCAAAATCTATTAATAACGGTTTATCTGTAGAAAATCCCAAGCTAGTTTTTCCACATCCTGGTTGCCCATACAATACAATTATTAAATTTTCGGTTAAAATCGGTTCATTTGGTTTAGTTATTTTAATCATTTTTTAATTCCCTTTTGATAAAAAATATTCATAGCAATTGCCATTTGTTATAGACGTTTCTTTTCTGCGCCTAGATATAGATATTCCAACATCATCTAATCTACTTAACAGCTGAGATAACTTAACTCCAGAAATGTTATAACATTCCTTTGATGATATTGACTTACCCTTTAGCAACTCTAAAACAATAAATGCAGTTTGTCCGCTAAATCTTATACGACCGTTTTTTGTTAGTATCATGATACAGCCCTTTCATGTTCAACAAGACCATCAATAAATATAAAAGCGCACTGAATAGCAACTATATTTTTTTTAGTATATGTAAGTTCTTGAATTACACCGCCCAAATTTATTTTAAATGTTTTACCATATAAATTAATGCGCGCTCCATCTTTACTAAGATATTGATTCGGGAAGTTGCCGTTAAGCTCCCAACCCGATACCGCGGTCATTGTGTTTATAAATTCTGTCCTTGATATTGTTTCCATTTTTGTTCCCACATAAAAAATTTAAACTAAAAGATAAGTCATAATTTTTGACTTGCTGACGATATAATAACATACCCATTTATTATTTGTCAACTATTTTGTAGAATATTTTTAAATATTTATATTGTTTATTATGTTATAATATTGGCTTATAGATTATTTTTAATAAGGAAGATTGAATGTATTATACCCCGCTCCAGCTTGTATTTAGAAGGCTTGGAATAAAAAAAACAGAGTTAAGCAAATTGCTTAATATTTCAAAAGATACGATATTTAGATGGCAACGAGAGCGTAATGGAAAAATACCAGAACAATATCACGAGAAAATATTAGGGTTAGCAAAAGCAAGGCATAAAGAGCTGGTAAAAGTGTTATCTAATAATGTGCTGACTAAACAAGAGCTTTTTATGGGAGGTGAAGATGAAGATTAAAGTAGTACATGATGAGCATGATATGAGTGTTATGCGGGAAGCGCCCGATGGAGAAGAAATAGAAATACCGGATGATTTATACGCTGAATGGATAACAACAATGATTAAGTTTGAACATATTAATGAACACATTTATAATGTTTGGCAAAAAAATTTATCACCGCGTATTAATAAATGGATAGAGGGGTTAAAAAATGAATAAAGAAGATATAGCAACAGCAATAAAAGATCTGGAGTATGCTTTACATTGTGAAAGTTATTTCGATCTTGAAGAGGCTGTTATAAACCATGCATTGCCAATATTAAAATATTATTTGGTTGCTGAGAATGCTGCAAAAACTAATGATGAATTATTAGAATCATTAGAAAAACCAAAAATTACACTTAGGGAAATTCTTGATAATATTGTAAAGGAAAAATAAATGAGCTTAGATATTACATTTAAAAACACTGGTGAGAGTTTTAACATTACACATAATTTGGCTACCATGGCTAAAGAATGTACGTTAGGAAATGATTTTACATTGTATGATATGTTATGGGACGCTGAAAAAAAAGCTGTAAATAATAGCGGTAATTTAGCAGAAAAACTACCATTTGCAATATGGAAACTTTATCGCATGGCTACATTTTTTGATCAATTTGACGCAAGAGCATTATACGGTAATGATTGGGGATTGAGAGAGCATTTAATAAAGTTTTGTGAAGATTTATTGCTTTATGCGATAAAACATCCTTGTGAAATGTTTGAGGTGAGTAAATGAAGGAAAAGAAACTTAAAAAAATTGAAGAAGTAATAATAAAATTAGAAAAGTCTTTATTGCAAAATGATATAAAAAGTTATTCAAAAACTATTTATTTTGTAATTCCATTATTATTAGAGGTATTGGGTGAAAGATTGAGTAAATGAGCGCATTAGAAATAATTAAATTAATAAAAAATCAAGGCTACCAGTTTTATACAAATGGTGTGTGCATTAAACAAAATGTAATTATTGAGATTAATAGAGGTGATATTAAAATAATTAAAGATACTATTAAAATAAAAATAATTACAGAAGGTCGTTCAGTTAAGGAAAATTTAACACATCTTGAAGCAACAATAAAATTTATAGAGGGTATAGAATGAAATTAGATGTAGGAACTTTAAATATAACTATTGATGCATGTACTATATTTACAATACTAAAAGGCTTATTCTGCATGTTGGCAATATGGTTTGGCATTTGGCTAATAAATGTTAAGTTAGTTGGATTTACAGAAGGCGATACAAATATAACAAGTTTTCTTTATCATTTGTTTGGTGGTGCTATTGTAGGCGCTGCATGGGTAAAGCTAATATTTATTTTGATTAAGGAGTTATGGTAAATGGAAAAGTTTATACAATGGCTCTCAGTGGTATTGGCCGCTTATAGCATGGGATATATTAAGGGATATGATACTGGTAATAGTTTTGAATGCGCTACATACGTGCAAGAATCGAGTTATCAGAAATGAAACAACTAACGCCACCATATGTTTTAGAATTGCCATACCCGATAACTGTGAATAACTATTGGCGCACAAATTATATTAGAAAAATGACGTATGTTAGTGAAAAAGGTTTGAAGTTTAAAAAATCAGTGATGGCTAACTATGGATATTTATGTAAACCAGTTGTGGGAAATGTAGAATTAGAAATAACCATTCAGCCCAAATTGACAAAAAAAGGGCTACCATCTAAAGAATTGATCGATCTTGATAATGGCTGTAAATGCATATTAGATAGTTTAATCGGTATTGCATACGTAGATGATAAGCAGGTTAAAAAGATAACGTTAAGGTACGGTGAACCAATGGCAGAGGGAGGCACAATGGTAACTGTTAGGGAGTATTTAGCATGAAACTAAAATGGGAAAAGCATGACAATTTTATACTTAGCCAGAATATATTTGAAAATATTGGGGGTATGGAATTGTGGATACGTATAAGGATTATAGATCATATTATACATGGAAAAATAGTGCAAGCGTCTTTATTACCGGCTCAAAAATGGAGCGGTACTTTTTCTTCAATTAAAGAAGCAAAAACTGCATGTACAAAACTATTAAATGAAATGAAAGAGGAGTTGTCAAAATGATACATGATATACAATTAATCAAAGATATAGTTGTTGATTATGCATTAATTAAAAAAGGCACAATCATACCGGCAAATCATGTTCATCACTCAGTGTTAAACGCATGTGTGTTGATAAGTGATTATGTTCCGCATGATGATTTTTTGATATATGGAGATGATTTTAAAGAGGTAAAAAATGAACATAATTGATCAACAACTTGTAGACAATATGTCGACAACTGAAAAACAATTGTTCGGTAATTTCGGACAGTTGAAAGAAGAGGTGCAAAATGACGTTTGAAGAGAAAAAACAAAAGATAATTGATGAAATAATACAGTTTGAAGATTTTGTAATACAAGAATTTGTGTTAGATGAAGACGATCCTGCAAGCCATGCAACATCCAATGCTTTAAAAGAGTTACAGCCAGATAAGCCAAAATGTAGCACGTGTTATTATTACTCTCCCCAATACTTTAAATGTAGAAATATTAATGTAGCTGCTACCACCTCTGGTTTTAAATGTATGCCAAATTTTGGATGTATCTATCATGAGGAAAAATGAACAATATTACCAAAACATATTGTGCAATACTTTAACCGGAGTATCTCAATTACGCATTGACAAATCAATAGCCGATTTTGTTACGTTTGAAAATAATGAAGCTGTAGTTTATGAAATAAAATCAGATGTTGATAATTTTAGCAGACTTGAAAAACAATTGATAAACTATTATAAAGCGTTTAGTAAAATTATTGTAGTCATACCGCATTATAAATTACAGAAACTTTATCAATTGCTGGGTAAATTTAATTTGATTGATGTAGGAATATTGACACTTGATAACGATAATGTGTTTTACAAAGAAAGTGAGCCAATTACATATACCCAATTACTAAACCATGAAGCTATCTTTAAGCTCTTGCGCAAGTATGAGTATAGTAATGTGTTGTTAAAGAATTTTGGCAGCATTCCTGAATCATCTCAGGTGTTTTATTTTAGAACATGTTTTAAAGAATTTTGCAAAATACCAATATTAAAAGCACAAGAATTAGCATTTAATGAGTTGAGAAAAAGAACAGATATTAGCATGTGATAATCGCACCTAAATATTAAAATTGAACATCACGTCTAAAAATATATGCTATAATCATGCCGAAGATTAAAGTGTAAATTTTACGACTTGGGGCAGTTGATAATATTTACATGACAGAATAAAGCTCTAAGATATGCCCCACACGTTTCTTAGGGCTTTTTTATTTTGTGAGATAAAATCATGCCTGAATTAAACACATTTCTACTTTATGAACAAATAAAACAATCACTTATAGCACAAAACTTGTCAGAACAAATTTATCAAGAAAAGTTGGCAAAATTAGCTCAGGAGTTAGGTATATGAATATATTAATAAATACAATGAAAAGAGATTATACAACAATACCTAATAGATTAATACTTGATAGCAATCTAGGTAGTGATACAAAGATATTAATGTGTTATTTATTACAAGAAAAATTCAACGAAAATTTTTTGTTTGATGACGATTTAATTGAACAGATTCAAAAAGATTTAAATTTTACAGTTCAACAAATACATTTTTGTTATAACCAGCTCATAAAAAGAGATTATTTAGGAGTTGTTAAATGAACAAAAAATATCATTGGTTAAAATTAAAAGATGATTTTTTTAGTGCCCCGCAAATTAAAAAACTAAGAAAATTAGCAGGTGGAGATACATACACAATAATTTATCAAAAAATAATGTTGTTGTCAATAAAAACTGACGGAATTATTGAATTTCAAAAAATAGAAAAGACTTTAGCAGAAGAATTATCACTGATACTTGATGAAGATGTTGACAATATAAAAATGGTGTTATCATTCATGAAAAATGCTAATTTAATTGAAAATTTATCAGAAAATGAATTTTTATTGCCGAGTGTAATAAATTTAATTGGTTCAGAGACTTCTAGTGCAGAACGTATGCGTAAAATGAGAGAAAAACGTAACAATGTTACACCGTTGTTACATGTTAGTGACAAAATAGTGACGACAGAGAAAGAGAAAGAGAAAGAGAAAGATATTATTATTTGTGGCACTGACGTACCACCGCCAGCGACAGCGGTTAAAAAAACTGGATTGAAAGCAAAAGACAACAACGATGTAGTTAAAATCTATGAGCACTGGGAGAAATGCTTAAACAAAACATATGATCGTACTAGCGATACATACACAGCTAGACAACAAACTATCAGACGAGCATTAGCAAAGTACAGTTATCAAACTATAGCAGATGTGATTGAGTACAAAGTTACAAGCAAATATACAAAGAGTTATGAATTATCATCAATACTTGGTAACTATCTCTCTCAAAACATCGAAAATATGCAAATATGGCTATTCAATAACAAAACTCATACTGTTTATGATGACAGAAAAGAAAAAGTTCCGGAAAAAGAAAAGAGGCTTTATAATTTCGATAATGACTATTACAATGATTAAGCGTTATAGAGCATTTTAAATGCACTGGATATACAAACGTACCAGACACCCCCACATAAACGATTTTAGAGTGGTTTTTGTGGCAGCAAACAACATATTAGAAAGAAAGAAGCAACCATGATTACAGAATTAAAACAATTACCGCATTCATTAGAAGCTGAACAAATGATTTTAGGAGGTATTTTACTTGACAACTCTTTAGACAAAGTCATTGACATGTTAAATGCTGAAATGTTTTATCAAAATGAACATAAAGCTATATATAGCAATATGTTAAAGTTATACAATAATAAAGTTACTATTGATGGTGTAACGTTGTACAGTTATTTTAATGAACAAGAACAACAAAATTGGGATTTAAGCAATTATTTCAATAATTTAATTGATTCTGTTGCAAGTAGTGACAACATTCAATATTATGCAAAGATTGTACAAGATAAGTACAAATTGCGGGAAGTTATTAGCAAAGCAAATCAATGTGCAGAAGTATGTTATAGCGCTAAACTTGGTAATGTAAATGAGATAATAACTGATCAACTTGCTAAATTATCCGACATACAAAATTCACATGCAACGATTGGCAAAATTAATTATGCTGGAGATATTTTAAATGAAATACAACAAATATATGCAGACGGAGAAAAGCATTTATCAACTGGCGATAGTTTATTAGATGCTGCACTTAACGGTGGGTTTGAAGAAGGTAATTTTGTTATTTTAGCGGGTAAAACCGGAATGGGTAAAACTACGACTGCAATTAGTATGTTTGCAAATATGAGCAAGATACATAAAACTATATTTTTTAGTATGGAGATGTCTTTTAGAGAAATATCTAAAAAACTCTTTAGCAATTATACAGCACAAAATATCAGCGATGGTTTTACCGATCAGTCAATAACTGATTTATCAGATAATTTAATACAAAGCAAATACTTAGCAATTGTTGATTATCCGCGTATATCTGTTGAGATGTTAAAGCGTTACATTATAGATTATAAAATAAAAAATGGTGCAATTGATGTTGTATTTATTGATTATTTACAACTTATGGAGCGTCCAAAATTTGCGACAGAAAATGAATCTTTGTCGTATGTAACACGAGAATTAAAGTTATTAGCAAAAGAATTAAAAATTGTTATTATTTGTTTATCGCAAGTTAATAGAAACAGTGCTAACAAAACTGAAAAGCGTCCGTTGTTGTCTGACTTGCGCGGCAGTGGAAGTATTGAGCAAGACGCAGATTATTGCATCACTTTACATAGAGAATCATATTTTTTACAAGAATTAGGCAAATATGTGCCGGATGATGTAGCAAATGTAATTGAGATAATTTGTTCAAAAGCACGGCATAGCGCAACATTTACATTATTGTATAATTGCGATCTCAAACATAACAGACTTACTAAATTAGAAAAAAACAGAAGAATAAATTATCAAACATACATAAAAAGCGGGAGTAATTAAAAATGGGAATGTATGACGAAGTTAAATACAAAGACAAAATCTATCAAACAAAAAGTTTAGATTGTACGATGAGTAGATACGAAGTTAAAAACAATCAATTATGGCAAATTTTTAACGGATACAAAAAGAATCATGAGTTGTATAAAATGAGTAATTTTTCTGGAGAGATTGAATTACACGATTATAAACTATGGATTAAATTTGAATTTATTGATGGCACGTTAGTTAAAGAACAGGCAGGGCACTACCACTATGAAATATAATTTTACTGATAAACAATTAATAGAGAATGCATTGGGATTACTAAACGAAACAGTATATTATATTCCTGATTCTGAAAGTGATGATTACACGCGGGGCTATGTAGAAGCTACAAAATACGCTATTAAATTGTTGACGTTAAATGGGAATGAGCAATAATGCACATTGATTATGATGAGGAATTCCCAGCCATGAGTTATGAACATTATAACTGGTTGTGTGAGATGGGTGATAAAATACTGGATGTGGAATTTTTAAAGGAAGTAAAAAATGCTAACAACAATAGTGATCGGCGCATTAATTAGCAATGTAATACATTCAGTTGTGACGCCGATTGTTAAAGATATAACTAACAAAGTTATTGACAAAATACTTGATCGATGATACAATAATGGGGTTAATCAGAGTATGTGCTAGTAGCTAGTGTGTGTTGTAGTTTCTTTCTGACACTAGCTGCTTGACCGCTGATTATAACACAATTTATTATATTGACACCACATCTTTTATTTTTTTGCAATAAATTACTAATTTACTAATTAATTGGGGTATTGAAATATTATAATCTTGTGCAAATTCTTTTAACTGTTCGTGAGTTTTAGTATTTACACATATTCTTTTAAAATTAATTTTATTATAATCTGCAGTTTTTTCAATTTGTTTTTGTTTATTTTTCTCATAATATTTTTTGCGCGCTCTTTTTTGAGCTTCTGTTGTTGACATTTTGTTTTCCTTTCAGAAAGGGAGCCTCCCGACTCCCAAAAAATTATTTATTTAACCATTTTTTGATTAAATCAATTAGTTTATACAATGCTTCTTCGATTAAAAAAACGCATGGGAATATAACTAAAATGATTAATAATAAAAAAATTAGGTTATTTTTCATAGTTAATTAATTGTTAACTCACCAAGTTTAATATAATTATATTGATCAGGCACAATCGGTGTAATAACAATCCCGCTTTCATCAGTTAATTTTTCAACTTGGATATTGCAATTATATTCCGGCGCTTGTATAAAGCAATTCGGAGTTAATACAATAGCTGCACTTTCTGGATACACGCTAAAATTTACAACAAATTTAGGATTATTCATCGTAGCGTAGTTAGTTAAAAATAAATTTGCAGTATATGCTTGTCCAATTTTAGCATTATCAATTTTGTAAGGATTAAATGCTAAAATATGCACAACTGATTCAGTGCTTTCACCATCATCATTATTACTAGTCCCTGCGTTGCACGCAGTTAAAGTTGTTAACGTACTTATACATCCGAGTGCGATTAAAAGTTTTTTCATAGTTGTTTCTTTCTAAAAAACTATTATAATTTAAAAATGTGACAAATTGTCACGGTTAGATTAAGTTGTTGATATAATTCTACATTTTACACCCTCCTTTTATAAAAAACTTACAATTCTTTTATAATCTTTTATTATTTTACATTTTAGTCATAATCCACTCGTGATATGTATTATCAATAATATAATTTTCTCCAAGTAGATTTTTACCACGTTTTTGTTGATAATAGTCCCAAATTTTATGTTGTTGATATTTTGAGCTATTACAAATAACGTATTTTTTACGTGTATTACGCGGTACTAGATAATAATTTATCTGATTATATGTAAATTTTGGTAATTTCATAACTACAACCACATTTGTAAAATTGGTTTATGTTTATTTTTAACAGAGATAGACACGTATTTTAAATCATTTCTAAAAATCTGCGGTTTTTTATTAATTGGGTATTGCTGTTTAATTAATGCAACAACTTGATTAATATGTTGAGCAATTATTGTATTTGTTTTGTTTAGCGAAACATGATAAACTATAAACTCAATAAAAACAATTGCTTCATTTTTAATTACTGGCGTAACATCTTCTTCGACTATTGCATAAAATTGTTTAGTAAGTTTTGGCATATGATACATTATTTACTCCTAACATAAAATATTGTTTTATTACCGAAGGTTTTATATATAACAAAGCATTCCATTTTGACTAACATTTTGCATAATTTAATTGCATCAAATTTATGTATATCTTGTGCTTTAAATGCTTTGTTATTATTTTTATGATTATTCAATAGAGTAATTTCAAAATCAAATTTAACAGAATTAGATAATTCAACACTTACATTTAAATTGGTTTTATTGTAAATTATTTTAATTAAACTGTTTTGTATTACTCTATTGTTAGCCATTTTATTTACTTTCTAAAACATGTTTATATTTTTGATAATATTTATGTGCTATAAAATAATCGTTAATTTGATTATTAATTGTTTCCATTTTTTCTGGATTATCTCTAAATGATTCAGGTGAAAGAGTTCCTTCTTAAATTAAATTAGTTAGTTATTCTTCAACAGTGCCAAATAATGACTGGTATTTATCACCGTCACACTGAGACGCTACCAATCGCTTAGCTTCATCTTCAGTAAGAGGATAAATCGGTTGTTTAGGGTCAAAATCTGTTTGGTAATAATTTTCATAACCAATATAATCTTGGCTATACCATCCTCGCTCATCGTGTACAAAAAACTCACCGGTCTTTTTACGGTACAACCTAGCGCATGTAAAATAATAATCATTTGAATATCTATCATTATCAAAATAAGCAATACTTTCTGCTGTGTCAGTGTTGTACATTTTGCCATTTATTACTTTTTTCATTTTAGTTTCCTTTTTAAAATTATTGTTAATCAGAGATCAATTTCTTAATCTCATGACAGTATTATATCATCGGTTATTGTTATATGTCAATAGCCAATGATATATATTTATAACTTTCGATCATGCGCTGCAACATAAATATAACAATACCTATAAATATCAATATGTTATGCAATAAAAATAAATGTAAATTATTGATAAATTTGACAAATAAAATAAAATAGATTATAATTCCGGCATTAAATAACAGATTTGTATAGAGATTTTATTATGGTATCATATTTAAAAGAAAAACATCAAGAGCCTAAAATTAAAAAACCTCGTCCTAGTCGTCAAAAAAAAACACCTGAATTAATTGAGAAAATTTTTAATCATATGCTTGAAAATGGTAGAAGCATGATCTGGTCATGTAAAACCGAGGGAATTAGTCCGGGGAGCTTTATTGGATGGGTGCAAGAGGATAAAAAACTAGCCGAACAATACACGTACGCCCTTAGAGCCAGAACGGAATACCTCTCAGAACAGATGTTGGATATTGCTACAGATGCTACTGAAGATGATATATTTGATGCTAACGGAAATAGGTTGTGTAATCGAGAGTGGATTAATAGAAGTAGATTAAGAATAGATACATTAAAATGGCACTTATCTAAAACATTGCCTAAGAAATATGGCGATCATTTACAAGTGGATAGTAATAGCAATGCAAGCGTAACACATTCTGGTGGTACTGTTAATGTCAATATATCAACTGACCCTGTGCAAGCTAGTCGGGATTATCAAGATTTTATAAAGGGGAAAAAATGAGTAAATTACAAGAGTTAAAAGATAAAGTAAACGTAATGTTTGAATTGGCTGAAAAATACACTGGCGGTATTCATTTAAATGCAATAGATTTTATGTTTAAAATTGCTGAATTGGTAAACACTAAAATACATGATGCAGAAAATATTGAATCAAAATTAAATGAGCTTTTTGAAGAAATAAAAGCATTTCTCCATAATGCAGAAATTCAACACAATAAAAGATCTGGTAAGGTATGATCGAATTATTGCCTTTAGTTAAAAATACATTAATGGATACATGGTGCAAACCTACAGATAATCCGCAAAATTATGATGAACTTGTTGATTGTATAGTTAGTACAGTTAAACAGATGAATATAAATAAAAACAAAATAGAACGGTTTAAATTGTATATTTTAGAACTCGATCAAACAAAAACAGTACTACAGGATGTTTATAATAAATTAGGAGGCGCATAAAATGAACGAAATTAAAGAAAAGTTAGATACAATAGCACAAATCGGAGAATTAGTGCAGCTTAAATTAATTAGCGAAACTGATGGCAGAATAATAATAAATACTTTAATAAACGATGTTATGATAAAATTTTTAACAACCGATGTTAAAAAATCTCTTGAAATAAAACCGCGGGAAGACTTTGAAACTAAAGATATTGATAAGTCTGTGGTAGTAACTAAAATAGATAGATCATTTCTTAGCGCTGAAATAAAAGCAAGTTTAAGTAAAAAAGGGTATGCACTATTCACCGATGTTAAATTTACGGGTGTTACATATCATCAGCCGCTTAAAATTGAGTATTATAGAGTGGTTAGCAATGAAATATATCTTATGATGATAAATATAGATGCGTTGCTGGAACAATTGATCGATATTAAAGAAAATAATTCACTATAACTCGTATAATAGGGAATTAAAAAACAATGGGGACTATAGCATAATAGTAGTTAATGCGCAATAATATACATATAGGCGTTGGATAAGTCCTACATGGCAACTGTTATTGAGATTATAGGTGCAATTCCTATTTTCCCCACCTTTTTAGAGAGTGAAGAATGAGCTGTAAAGAATTGATAGAAAAACTAAAAAAATGTAATTTAGAGACATCGACTGAACAAGATTTATTAAAAATAAAAGCTCTCCTGCAATATGCCACATTACTTTTTTCAAAAGGTAATGAATGATAATTAACCATCTTAATGGACAATATGCAATTGATATGTCAAATATTATAGCTATAGATGCCAAATACAATGCTTATAAGTATATTACTGATAATGCTACAGATTTGAAATTAATGGATGTAGAAATTAATAAATCTTTTTTACCTCACAAAAATTTTAAAGTGACAGAAGAAGAAGCTAAAAGAATAATAAATGAGTTTAATGAGTATTTAAAGGTAAATAATAAATGATAATAACTGATAAAGATGGATATCTACATAAAATACTAGTAGAAATTATATTTTATGCTGCAGTAAATAGAGATAATGAATTAATTATATATGAACGTCTTCACAATAACTCAATAACAATTTGTTTTGCAACTAAAGCAGAAGCGGAAGCGGTGCTTAAGCAGATTGATGCAAGAATGACAGCTGCACGTAACTATTTAAGGCCTGAACATATTGCGTTTTCTTGAAGTGGAGTAAATAATGAAAAAAGTTAATATTGATGAACTACCCGAAAATATAAAGAATGAATTAAACAGCACAGGGTATGCAATAGATATTCAGCCTATTACAGAAGATATGAAAAAAGATCGCATACCGCCACAAATTACTTTATATTGGACAAAACCCAATGATACAATAACAATAATGTTTTAATTAATGGAAAAATAGATAATGTACATTTTGAATAATTATACTGATAAATTAATAGATCAAATTTTTGATACAAATAAACCGGTAAAAAATAAAAATTCTGTTAAACCGCAAATAATTAAAAATGATGATACTAATTATGATATAGCAACCCCAATAATTACAGCTATTGTTATAAATAGTCTTTTAGGTAACTAGTAAACTAGTAATGCAATTTGACTTTAAAAACCCAGACTACCCCGTTGTATTGCAAGAACGAGTTAATCGTTTAGCTCGAATAAGACAAAATCCCCAATTACTTCAATCACTTAAAGTACACTATAAACACAACCCCGCAGATTTTATCAATGACTGGGGCTGTACATATGACCCTAGAAACCCAGAGCGCAATTTGCCATCAGCCGTACCGTTTATACTATTCCCTAAACAGCGAGAATGGATTGATTGGGTATTAGCAAGATGGCGCAACCAAGAACCGGGGCTTGTTGAAAAGACACGTACTGTCGGCATGTCATGGTTATCTATGGCGTTTGCTGTTACTATGTGTTTGTTTAATGATGGTATAACTATTGGCTTTGGTAGTCGTAAACAGGAATATGTCGATTTACGCGGGGCATTAAAAGCGTTATTGCCTAAAGCTCGCATGTTTATAGAGCTATTGCCCCCTGAGTTCTTAAATGGTTTTGATTTACAAAAAGATGCACCATTTATGCGCATTAATTTTAAAAACAGTGGCAGTCAAATAATCGGTGAATCTGGTGATGGGATTGGTCGTGGTGATCGTGCTTCGTTATACTTTGTCGATGAAGCCGCATTTCTAGAGCGTCCAGAATTGACAGAAGCCTCACTATCTGAAACAACTAACTGCCGTATTGATATATCAACTCCAAATGGACTTGGCAACCCGTTTGAGATTAAGCGTAATAGTGGTAAGATACCAGTATTCACCTTTCACTGGAGAGATGACCCTAGACGTGATGAAGAGTGGTACAAAAAGAAATGTGAGACATTAGACCCTGTTACTATAGCACAAGAATTAGATATTGATTATTCTGCTTCTGTTGAGGGTATATTAATACCGAGTGCATGGGTACAAGCTGCTATTGATGCGCATATTAAACTTGGTATAAAACCTACTGGTATACGTAAGGGTGCACTTGATGTAGCCGACGAGGGCAAAGATATGAATGCATTTTGCGGTAGGCATGGAGTATTGATTGAATATATAGAACAATGGAGTGGCAAAGGCTCTGATATATATGATACTGTTGTGCGTGCTTTTAATTTATGCGATAATCTCGGGTATACACAATTTGATTATGACGCGGATGGATTAGGTGCAGGTGTAAAAGGTGATAGTAGAATTATTAATAACGGTCGCACTAATAAACTTAGCGTGCGGACTTTTAGAGGTTCTGCTAAAGTGTTTGAGCCAGAAAGAGAAGCGATAAAGGGTCGTAAGAATGAGGACTTTTTTGCTAATGCCAAAGCTCAGGCATGGTGGTTATTACGCACTCGCTTTCAGAATACATTTAGGGCTGTAAATGAAGGAATGAATATTCACCCTGATAATATTATATCTATATCTAGCAAGTTAAAAAACATGAACAAATTGATTAGTGAATTATCACAGCCAACTTACTCTATAAATAATGCTGGTAAAATTATAGTAGATAAACAACCGGACGGGATGCGATCACCAAATTTAGGCGATAGTGTTATGATGGCGTTTGCACCAGCTCAAACTGTGATGAGGATTAATCCGGCAATAAGACAAATACGTCCAGCAATGGATAGAATAGCTTAATTAAATAACAATTTCAATGCGCTGTGATAGCGTATGGGAGTAACAACATGACAAATAAGAAAGTGGCACGTCCTGTGTCACATATGCGTATGCACCCAAGCCTACGCGGTAAAAGAATAACAGACCCAACATTAAACGCTCCCAATAGATTTAGCAACTTTACTGTACCACAAGCAATTACTGCAGATGGCAACGTGATTGAACCTCAAATTGCATTGGATAACGGCAGCATAGCACCCGTACCATTAAATGGTTTTAATTTTAGTAGAACTAATGCGCTTGTTATTAATAGCTGGTTTCCCGGATTTGGTGAATTATCTCTACTGTCTCAAAATGGTATTATACAAAATATCATCCAGACAATAGCTGATGAAACATTTAAAAATGGCTTTCAGATTATTAGTACCGATGAAGATGAAAGCAGCAAAGAACGAGTAAATAAAAAGATTAAACGTTTAGAACAGTTAATGACTGAACTATCATATCAAGATACTGCTAAAGCATTAGTACGTAAAACCATGACCTATGGTGGAGCTTTTTTATATCCAAAGCTCAAAGGTGATGATAATGAACGCGACAAAGAGCTTTTAATCAATTCTAGCAAAATTAAAGTCGGTGATTTAAAATACTTTAAAATATTAGAGCCGGTAGATTGTTACCCCGTGAATTACAATGCTAATGACCCGTTTGCATTTAATTACTACAACCCGCAGGAATGGAATGCACTAGGACAGACTATACACAATACACGCATGATGCATTTTACATATAATAATGTTGATCGGTTGTTATTACCTACTTATCAATTCCAAGGCATATCAATGATTCAGTTAGTGTTACCATATCTTACTAACTTTGAATCAATCAGAAACGCTATAAACGGCATTATTAATCGTTATAATCTTAATGTTATTAAAACCAATATGACAGCATTGGTAAATTATGATGAATCTTCCGACCCCTTTCAAGATACCGCCACGTTCGAAGATCGTATGGCATATTTTAATCAATTGCGGGATAACTACGGTATATTAGCTCTTGACATGGCAACCGAGGAATTTCAGCAATTTACAATGTCATTAGCAGGGCTAGATAAACTTTACAGCCAAGCCTTAGAAATAGTATGTGCAATATGTCGTATACCAGCTACTAAGTTACTCGGTATTGCTCCACAGGGATTTAATGCTACTGGCGAACATGAGCTTAATAACTTTTACGACTTTATCCGCAATGTACAAATGGCATTTAACCCGATCAATAAGAAGTCATTAGACATTATGCAACTTAGTGAGTTTGGTGAAATAGACCCATCTATTAGCTTTAGGTGGAATGAATTAGAAGCGGCTAACGACTTAGAAAAAGCAGAAATACAACTTAAAAAATCTGATTCTTATGTTAAATTGAAGCAGGAAGGTATAATTACAGCAACTGAAGCTAGACAAACAATGGCTAAAGATGAAGATTCAGGATTTTTGGGTATGGAGATAGAAAATCCAGAGCTTGACGAATTACTAGATATGCAACTAGCTGAGGCACAAAACGATGAAGAAGACAAAGGCTAGTATAGAGACTGCACGTCTATCTAAAGACGATGCAGCCCGCATTGAATATCAAAGTAAATTAATGCACGTTATGCAACGCATGAATACTGAAATATACATGGCTGTTTATAAGTCTTATCAACAAAATGAAGCAGAGATAGCAATGGATGCAAGCCCCGCTACTGAAATAAACAATACAATAAACAAAATTATCAAAAAGTACGCTAAGATATTTAATATTAATGCCCTACCTTGGGCTACCAAATTCGTAACAGATATTGATAAATTCAGCAAACGAGACATGCAACGTAAACTCGCAGAAAAAGCTATTACAATACAGATGGATACACGCACGCGGGAATTGTTAAACAAACAACGTGCGGCGGTATTAGAAAATGTGCAGCTTATTACTAACATAACACAACAGCAACAAACCCAGATACAGGGTGATGTTATGCGCGCAATGGAACGTGGCAGGGATTTAAATTATCTCAAAGAGCAGTTACAAAAACGCGGCATTCAAGGCGAAAAGAGCATTAAGTTTATAGCACTTGATCAGCTGGACAAAATTACTAGCACATTAAATACTCAGCGTAGTATAGATGCAGGGTTTGATGAGGGTATCTGGCTACATAGTCATGCAGGCAAAGTGCCAAGACCCGATCATGTGGCTGCTAATGGCAAGCGTTATAAGTTAGCTGAAGGTTGTTTAATAAGTGGTGAATATATCTATCCGGGGGAATTGCCGAATTGCAGATGTAGTTTTAAATTAGTTGTAAATGTATAGCTAATAAAAAAGCAACCTATGAGAGTTGCTTTTTTACATCAATCTGTACGCAGATGATTAAAAATAAAATGAATATAGAAGCCCATATTGTATCATAAATAAAAAAGCCCCATGAAATAGATCAAGAGGCTCTTTTACGGAAAAACTTAAATAAATGCTAATTATTTAATATAGGAAACGTTATTATACTACCTCATCAGGGTTATAGTCAAGTGGATTTAAATTTTTAATGTTATATCATTCATTATATTCCCTTCTTTGGATTCATCAAATCAAACACTCTATATATCTCAAAATGCTCAGTAGGTACAAAAAATGTACAAGAGCTAGTGTCAACCTCCATTTTTAGTTGTAAATATTTTATCTTATATTTACTAGGTACAATAAAGCCAAATATTTTATCTTCATATATATATACAATATCTAGTATCTTATAATATTTATCTTTTATTAATCCGCCAGTATCCCATTTATTATTAGCGTCCAAATATTTAAGATAAGTATTATCTGTGCATTTTAAATATTGACCAACTTTTAATTTTGTATAGGTACATTTTTGATTCTTTTTTAACAATTTTATACTCCCTCAAATTACAACAGTTTTTTTATTTTCTAAGTATTCTAATATATCAGACTTCCAAAACCTATGTGTACCGCCTAATTTTACGCCTTTTAAACAGCTTTTAGTCATTATTTTATAATAAGTTTTATCATTTTTAATCTTAAAAAATTCTTTAATCTCGTTTTTAGTCAACAATTCATCATCTGGATGCATATAGATTCTTTCTTTAAAAAAGCTGTTAAATGATAAAGAATACGCTATTATACCATAATTACAATATATAAGCAATTGACATAGTTGTGTATTTATATTATTATAACGGCAATTATAACCATTTCAAGACGTTGTGATAACGGCTCGGAGTATCGACATTGCCTAATTCAGTAATTGCAAAACTGCACGAAGAAAGCGGAATTGAAGAATCAAAGCTAAAAGCTATTTGGAAAACCGCCGTAACTCATGCTAAAAAAAATAACATAGCAAATCCAGAGGCTTACGCCAATGGTGCTGTGCAACATGCAGCTAACAATAAAGCATTAGATAGCTCACGTTTTATTGACGACAACGGTTATTTAATCGCTCCAAATTCAGTCATCACGGGGGCAGACGTTGCTAAATATTATGGTGCTGAAATACCGCGCTTTAAAGATTTAGGACTAAACCCTCAACAAATATATCACGTATACCGTCCGATTGAAGAAATCAAAGACAATGATTTTTCTGGCAAATTTTTGCTTGATAAACATATTGGAGATTTTGAAGCGTCTACGCATGACGAACATCGCGATCATATTATTGGCACGGTGTACGATTGTGAATTAGACAATGACAAGATTATTGGTACTGTTAGTTTTGCTGACCCTAAAGCACAAGATGATTTAGACAATGGCAAAAAGTATTTATCTGCCGGATATTGGTATACGCCAATACTTGGAGCGGGTACGTATGAAGGGCAGCATTACGATATAAAAATGACTGATATTAGAGCAAATCATGTAGCCCATGTTGATAATCCACGTTATAAAAGTGCGGTTGTTGGCGATGAGGATATTGTTAATAAAAAAGGAGTAATAATGTTTAAAAATAAACTATTAAATAACTTGATGAATCGTATTCGTGGCTTAGGCTTAGATGAAGAATCAGTTAAAAAAATGGAAGAAGAAGCTAAGGCAGAAGACGAAGCAGCAGAAGAAATGAAGAAAAAAGCTGAAGACGCTATGTGTGGCAAAGATGAAGACGACAATAAAAAAGCTGAAGATGAGCACGAAGACGAAGAAGAAGACAAAAAGCTCATTAAAAAAGAATTAAAAAAAGAAAAAGGCATGGATGCAGATAGTATTAATGCAGCAATTCAAAAAGGCATTAAAGAAGGCTTAACAAAAATCAAAGCTGAACAAATGGCTATGGATAGCGCGTTGCAATCATATGAAAAATTGTTTGGTAAAGCTAATCGTATGGCAATGGATAGTGCTGATGCTGTTTATGATGCAATTCTTAATGCTAAAGGTTTAAATGCAGCTGGTAAAACTAGAGAACAAAAAGCTGCAATGGTAGAAGTAGTAACTGCGTCAGTGCAACCTAAGCGCGTAATGGCTCAAGATGCTGCTAACGTAGATGAGTTTGTTAATAATAACTCAATGATTAAAAAATATATAAGTTAAGGAGATATATAAATGGCAAATATTACAACTGCTGGGTTTCAGCGTTCTGTACCTTTACCAACCGAAGCCTCAATTGGCTCACCAGTAATTGCCTATGAAGGCGACCCGTATGGTGTATTGCCTTGGGGTAGTACAGTTGGCGCAATTGCACAAGTTGATTTAACAATTGCAAAGGGTGTATTTTGGGCAGGCACTAACCAAGAAAATTCATACGTTACTAACGTTAATGGTGGCGGATTGGCTGTAGCTGGTATTGTGCTTAGAGCCAATGCAACAAGTTTTGGTTATGTAGCTAATGCAGATGCGCAAGGTTATAGTACAACTATAGCTGCTGCACTTAATGCAGATATTTTAATATCAAACAGCGTTTGGGTAAAAATTGACGTAGCTGCAGAAGTTGGTACAAATACATTGTACGGTAGTGCAATTTGGGTGCGGGATAGTGATGGGGCTTTAATTAGTCAAGTTCAAGGTACGGCTGTGGCTGGTGCTACATTATCACAATTTAGAGCTGGTAATTTAACTGCTGCTGCTGCTGGTACATTGATTGTAATTACTACTAACAGCAATGTGTCTCAATAAGGATTAATGATGCAAAACAATAAACTACAAAAATATATGGAATCTGGTATTTTCTCATGGGATGAATCAACCGGAATGAATCCAATTACTGCTAATAGCTTTAAAGAATTTAAGCAAATGGCAATGGACGTTGACCCATTTAATCCAACAAGTAACGGTGTACCATCTCAATTTACAACATTGTACGTAAATGATATTGTAGAACAGGTATTGCCAAAATACGGATTCACAGAAATTGCAAACCCTGCACAACAAGGAACATGGACTACTGAACAAATAAGATTTAGAGTAGTAGCATATTCTGGGTCAATTCAACCCTATACTGATTTTAGTAATACTGGTAAAGCTGGTATCAACTACACATGGGTGCCTAGAGATGTATACCGCTTTCAGACAAATATTCAATATGGCGATTTAGAAACTGCTGTAATGGATTCTGCTAAGTTGGACTTAGTTGGGGATACACGTAGAAGCATAAGTACGATCATTGGAGCTTCTTTTAATAGATTCGGTTTTTACGGCAATATTACTCCTGCTGGGGTATTTTTATCTAAAACTTATGGTTTATTAAATGACCCTAGTTTACCTGCTGCAACACCAGTTGCTAACGGTGCGGGTGGTAGCCCATTGTGGGTTAATAAAACTGCAGAAGAAATTAATAACGATGTAGTTAGTGCAATGTCTACAATGTTTAATCAAACTGGTAACAAAAACAAAACCACAGATAATTATGTATTAGCACTAGATGGTTCTATGGCTGCATATTTGCAAAAAGTCAATCAATTTGGACTAACTGCAGAAGAAAATCTTAAAAAAACTTATCCTAATTTGCGAGTTGTTTACGCTCCTGAATATCAAACTATTCTAGGGTTTCAATTAATTTGTGAAAACTTACAAGGACAAAAAGCGATTGAAGATTTATTTACTTACAAATACCGTTCACATGGTGTAGTACGTTTTGCTAGTTATTTTGATGAAAAAGTGTCTGCTGGTTCTGCTGGTTGTGGCGTTAAGATGCCATTATGTGTAGTAACTAAGACTGGTATTCAATCTTAATTTTTTGGAGTAAATTAATGCAAGTATTCTCAACTTATCCAATTAGTGTGGCATTCCCCATTTCTGATGATGGTAAACATGTAGTAGAAATAGCTGGTATGAATCAGCACGCTATTGTTATGACTGAAAAAATACCATTTATGACTTTGGTATCTCAAGCGGAATGGGATGCAATACAAGAAAGATATGTGAAAACGGGAAATTGTGCACATTTATTTAGTGGTGCAAATCCTTTAATCTATACAGCTAAAAATCCTGAGGAAGCGTTAAAAAAGGCGCAAGACACGCCAAATGTTATACCTCCTGAGGAGGAAGATTTAGCTTTAGTAAAAGAAAGTGCACCAAAAAAAGGTCGGATGAGATAAATAATGGCTATTGTAATACCCGCTTTTGACCCAACAGCATTTAAATTAGCTTATCCACAATATGCAGATATTACCGATGATGAGCTAGATATGTTGTGGGAACAAGTATATCCGATGGCAATGCCAATTATTGGATTATTAAAAGCGGGTTTGCAAGCTCGTTATTGGAATTTGGCAGAAGCTCATGCTGCGGAAATATGGGCTTCAGGTGGGTTAAATGGGCGTGTATCGGATGCAACAGAAGGCAGTGTTAAAGCAACATTGCTTTATGGTGTAGATGATATAAACGCTGAACCCCAGAAATTTTGGAATAAAACAGCATACGGGCAACAAGTTTATCAAATTATGACATTGCGTAATATGATGAAAGGTGGCGCTCGTTATATTCCTGCTTTTGTGTGTGGTGGCTGGTAATGTCAGTAAAAATCACTATTCAACATAACACCAATAAAAAAGCTACTGATATGCTTAATAATTTAATTAAAGGGCAATTAGGGGTAAAAGTAGGGTTTTACGAAAACAATCCTAACATTAAAAAAGCTATTGCTAATGAATTTGGTGGTGAAATTACTGTGCCAGAACATGAAACTACCGTTTATAGAAAAATTAAAAAAAATGGTGATTTTGCTAAAAATGGGCGTTTTGTAAGTAAAAAAGAATCTAATTTTGCTACTACTCATACAGTAGAAGAATACACCATAACAGTACCGCCCCGTCCATTTATGCACCAAACTATACAAAATCATAAAAAAGAATGGACACCATTATTTAATAAATTGTTAAAAAAGAATGGTGGAGATGTAAATGCAGCTTTTAATAGTTTAGGTGCTGTAATAAAAGGGCAAGTAGTAGATACTATTAGCAATGGGGAATTCGAGCCTAATGCACCTTCTACTATAGCTAAAAAAGGTTTTGATAAGCCGTTGATTGAAACTAGCGATATGAAAAACAGTGTAAGTTGGGCAGTTATTGAAGGCAATAAATAATGCCGGGAATGAATTTAGACCGAATGTCTTTTGGTGCAATTGGTGGAGTAGTTCGCAGAACGCCTATACAAATTTATGTATACAACGGACAGACCGTTGATGCAGATGGAATTGCTGTTGCTAGTTATGCCACACCGTTGAGTACTACTGCGCAAGTACAGCTAACTAGCCGGCAAATTTTAGAGCATATAGAAGGTATAGATTTAACCCGTATTTATAAAGATTTTAGAATACAAAGTTCAACTTTGACTGGACTTAATCGCAATTTACAAGTTGGTGGTGATTATATCTTAATGAATGGGCTTTATTATCGAATAGTAGCATTACCTGAAAATTTTACTACTAATTGGGTATGGGTAGTGGGTTGTGAAAGCACAAGTTTAGAAAGTTCATAATGAGCAATGTTAGCAATTGTTATGCAGGAATTAAAGCAGTAATTAAATTACTTAATCCAACTTATGATGACAATTCAATATTTCAATCGTATAACAATAATATTAAGTATCCAGATGATGCTTTTATTGTAATGACTGAACTTGATACTCGATTAAATGGGCTTAATCCAGCAGCAAATTATAACCCATATACTGAGACTCAATCTTTTGTCGGCACTGATTATACTTGGTTTCAAGTAGATTTTTACGGTACAGGCTCAAGGAATCAAGCGGCTAGCTTTAGATTGTTTTTAACTACATTAGATTGTAGCGCATTTTTAGATGAAACATATTCATGCACGGTATATGAAGTGCAAGAAGAAAAAAATTTAACAGGTATTTTAGATAGAGAAAAGTATAAGCAACGTCATTTAGTAAGATTTTCTTTATTTAATAATAACATAGTATCAATTAGCAGCCCATCATTTAGTAGTGCGCAGGTGGGCTTAATCTTAGCAGACGTCCAAGGAGTATAAAGCATGTCAATAAGTTTAAATAAATTAATGCCGGTAAATAACAGTACAGTAAATACTAGTTTTACTAGTGGCACGTTAGCAGGATTATTTGCAACGCGCAATCCGTTACTACCAAACAATGATACTAATCTAATTAAAAGATTTACTAGTGCAGAAGCGGTAGGTAATTATTTTGGGATAAATTCAGAAGAATATGCCCGTTCAGTAAATTATTTTAAAGCCTCAGATATACAAATTTATAAACCACCTTTTGTATGGTTTGCACGTTATATAGATACTGATATTGCACCTTATATCCGAGGTGGTAGCAATCCATCTCTAACTGATTTACAAGCTATTACTAGTGGTAGTGTAACTTTTGAATTTAATGGTTATGGGTTTGATAGTACGGGTTCTGCCGTTGCAACTGGCACGTTGCCTGTTGATGGTGTTGCTTGGTCAGATGGAACAGATCAATTTTATACAGTAATTAATAAAACTGCTGCAACCATGGGAACTTATAAATTAATTGCTGATAATTGGGTGCTGCAAGGTTCAACGGTTGCAACCGGAACAGCGCCAACAGGTATTGCTTATTCTAATATTGGGGGTAGTCATTATGTATCTGTCGCAAATAGCACAGCTAATTCAGTAGGTACATATCTATGGAGTGGTACAGCTTTTGCATTAATAGGTGTAGCTTTAAATACAGGTGCGGATATACCAGCACAAATAGTATCTTTTAACATTGGCATTAATAGTTATTTGGCAGTAACTTGCACTAATAATGATGTATTAAAACTATATCTATGGGGTGGTACAGCTTTTGCAGCATTAAGCGATGTAATAGTTGGAGATTCGCCTACTTATATTACTCAGTATACAATTAGCGGAACTCAATATTTATCTATTGTCGAAAATGGTGATCAATCAATTAGCCATTTAAAATGGAATGGTACAACTTTTGTTACGGCAGCATTAGATACAATTTTAGGTTCTGCAACTTTAAAAGGCTTAACGTCATATACAATTAATGGATTTAATTATCTTAGCATATGTGATAGTGGGGCTAATACTGTATCAACATTTATTTGGACGGGTACAACTTATAGCAGCATTGGAACTTCAGTGTCTGTTGTTGGAAGTCCGTATTATCCTGCATTTTTTACATATAACAGTGTAGATTATTTAGCAATTGCATGTAATGGTAATAATACACTAGTTATATTACAATGGAATGGCGCAAATTGGGAACAGGTAACATCATCTTCTACCGGCAACGGCGCAACCGTAGTAAGCGTATTTACAGTTGGGACTACACCGTATGCCACCACTATTAATAGCACTGCAAATACTATTGGTGCGTTTAAATGGGAAAATGTAGGCACACAGCTAACAGGAATTGATTTATCTGGTGCTGGTAGCCTCAGTGATGTAGCTGCAATTTTGCAAGCAGCTTATATAGCAGCTGGTGTGGCAACAGGCACAGTAATATATGATTCTGTGAGTAAAGCATTTACTGTTAGTGATGGTGATACAACCGGAACTGTGGCGGTAGATTATAGCCCAATAACTGCATTATCTACAGCTTTAAAACTTACACAAGCAACAGGTGCTGAATTAAGTCAAGGTTCTGTTGCTCTTAGTATTGCAGCTAATATATCAGCGTATCAGGCAATATCTACAAATTGGGCTACACTAACTACAATTTTTACTCCAACAAGCGATGAGATATTAGGATTTACTGAAGTGGCTAATGCTCAAACTTATATTTTATGGGCATATATCCCGTTTAGTACAGAATCTAATTTGGAAATACCTGATAACACGTCAAATGTGGCGTATGAACTTGTAGCTGATGGTTATGGAACTGCTGCTGATGGACAAATAACGTACAGCGCACCTATTGCCCCACAATTCTCATTGTGCGATTTAGCAGCTATGATTATGGGTACGGGCGCAGCTATTAATTATAATAGTGCCAATGGAACAATTAGTTTTGCTTATAAAACTCAATCTGGAATTGTACCTCTTGTTACTAATGATACAGCATATGATGCAGTGTTGCAAAAAGGATTTAACTTATATGGTGCATTTAGTAACCGTGCTAACACTTATAATTTTACTCAAAAAGGTACAGTTGGTGGTCAGTTTTTATGGTTAGATTTTTTGTTTAATCAATTATGGCTTAACGATCAAGTGCAAAACCAATTAGCAACATTTTTTGGTGCTGCATTACAAGTGCCAAATAATCAAGCTGGATATAATCAAATTGACAGCATTATTAAAAGCACAATGAAACAAGCAATTAATAACGGTGTTTGCACTATAGGGAATACCTTTGATGCTTCACAAACTGCAGTACTGACACAACAAGCTGGATACGATATTACATCATTTTTAACAAATAATGGGTATTATTTACAAATATTACCACCTAGCTCATCACAAAGGGCATTAAGACAACCCCCAACTGTAACATTATGGTATACAAATGCAGGCTCAATTGTTACATTGCCACTTAACACAATTTTAGTTTTCTAAGGATAAAAAAATGACAGTTGTATATGATAATTCCTCGAAAAATGCCGTCTTAACCTATACGCGGTTAGGCGGTGCACCGGTTGTAATAACTGCTGCTGCAGAGGGCAAATGGATAAATATAGACGATGCAGAAGGGTTAGATATGCGCGTAGGGGCTGACGGTACACCGTTTGTGTTTAATAAACCCGTAATAATAACGGGCAGCCTTTTCTTTCAACCGTATTCCCCAGCATTGGTTAATGTGTTTTTTGATATTATGAAAGAACAATATAATACTGCGCCAATTCAAGGTACGTTATCAGTTGCTAATGCAAACGGCTTATCGATAGTAACGTTTAATGAGTTTTACATTAAGTCAGTATTTAAAGGTTATGAATTAAACGAAAAAGTAGATGATGTAACACTTAAATTTGCGTCAACTATTCCGGACAGTACAGTACTTGGTGATCTTTTATCAATCGGCGTAGCAACTTTAGGACTATAAGGAATAACAATGTTAGCATTTAAAACTATTAAATTACAAGATGGCGCACATGAAAAAACATTTCATATCAAAAAGTTAGGTGCTTTAGAGTTTTACAAAACCACTAATATTTTACTTAATATGGTATCAAAAACTAGTGAAGTTAATCCAGATATTATAAAACAATTTGTTTTTATATTATTAAAAACAGGCAATAAAGTAGATGGATTAGACCCTGAAAAAGTACAGGATGCTGTAGTTAAAGAGATGGAAGTTAATATTGTTGGGTTTATTTTTGACTTAATTCAATCAGTTTTAATTAATATTGATCAACACGATGATAAATTGTTGAATTGCTTTATTGGTTGTGTATTTTATCAAAACCATACCCAAAAAACTCAATTATCTATATATCAGGGTGAGGGTGATATAAATAACATAATTGAAGACGGTGTTACTATATACAAATTAATGTGGGAAGCATTTAACTATAACTACGGTAAATACGTACCTTTTAAAAAAAGTGATGGTGCAGAACTCCCAAAGTAAAATTTTCTCGCAATGTATACGGGAATGATAATACCAAAGGTACAGTTAATTATGATATGTGGCAAATCTTTGGTATTTTAATCTCTAACAAGATGTGCACATTGCGAGACTTGGGAGAATGCTACTCATATGATGATGCAGTAGATATGCTAGACATAATCTTAACTGACAATTACAATACACGAATATTGCAACTTAACGATAGCAAAAAATAGGTAAAAAATGGCTCAAACATTAGATAGCTTAATAATCAAAGTTTTATTTGATAATAAAGAATTGCAAGCGTCTGCTAAAAAAATGGGAGACACTGTAGATGCTTTTGCTAAAAATGTTGAAAGCACATTAAAAGGTGCTTTTGGGGCTTTTACGGGTGGTTTTGTATTAAATTTTGCTAAAAATCTTGCTGAAAGTTTTGTTGAAGTTAATTCTAAGTTAGGGTTTTTGTCTCAAACACTACATACTAATGCCAAGGGTTTAGCACTTTGGGAAGAAGCCTATAAACGTGTAGGAGGAACTGCTGAAGGGTTTAGTACAACTATTAGCGGTATATTTGATAAACTCAATCAAGCACAACTTAATCAAGACCCTAAAACACTCGGTATATTAAATATACTTGGTGTCTCACCAATGCAAGATGGTAAACGCAAAGATATATTAAAAGTTTATGAACAGACTGTTAATGCGCTACATAAATTACCTTATGGCACAAGAAGATCATTAGCTCAACAATTAGGGTTTGATGATGCGGGCATACGTTTAATTGATAAAACCAATGAAGAATTAGAAGCTAGTTTTGCACATTATGAAAAATTAGGTGTATCTAGTCAAAAAAGAACCCAAGAAGCTATTGAATTACGTAATAAATGGCTTGATGTACAACAAGAATGGGGCAATATTGGGCAAGATTTAGTTAGCTCGTTTATGCCTGAGCTTGAGCAATTAAGTAAATGGGCGATGGATTTTGTAGATTATTTGCAAGAACATAAAGAAGAGGTTAAATTATTTTTTGAGGGCATGATTGCTGCCTCAGTAATACTTATTGCTTCTAACCCTTTTACCGCATGGACTGCAGCTCTCACAGCATTATTAGCTTTATTACCGCAATTTATGGGATGGATAAAACAATTCCCAACAATTAGCAAATTTTTAGATCATGTTACAGCTACTTTAAAAGATCATCCATTTAGCCAATTAGGCGATGTAGTAGCAGATACTATACATGCAGTTTCGGGCGATTATGGCAAAACTGCCGAATCAATAGCCCCAGCAATTAGACAAATAGAATCTTCAGGCGGTAAAAATATTAATAGTGGCAATGGTGCTTATGGGGATTATCAAATACGCCCTAATTGGGGTAATAAAGCCCGCGTTAAAGCTGGACTGTCAGCACAATCGCCACAATGGTATTTAGACCCTAAAAATAGCTATGATACTTATAAACTGATGTTAGAACAAAATTTGGCAGAACATCACGGTAATTTAGAAGCTGCAATAAGAGAATATTCCGGCGGGCATTATGGATTAGATGCGGTTAATGCAGCAAATAGAAAATTGCCAACTAATGCCAATTTGCAATCAACTAGCTATACTAAACAAACAAATAATACAAATACACAAGCAAGTATTCATGTCGGTAGCGTTAATTTGCCATCAGTTGCTAACCCGTCTGAATTTACAAATAAAATGATCGATATGACTAAAACTGGTTATGTATTTTCTAGTGGGATATTAGCATGAGTTTATTTGATCAAGTTGCCGGCATATTTAATCCACAAGCTACTAAGTATACTTTTTATATTTATACTAATGAAGTGCTTAATAACCCAACTGATGATGTAAATAAATTAGCAAATATTGCTATACAATTCAATACATTACATGATTTAACTTATAAAAACACTGTAAATATAGCATACGAACCATTAGAAAATAGCCAGTTTTCGAGTGATAGCATACAAAGTAATCCATACACATTAATGCTAACAGGGATTGTTGCGCCTATTTCTCAAGGATTTACGTATACTAATGAAGATTATCGTAATGAACTTAATAAGACAGTTGAACAATTAAAAACTTATTTGCAAAATACTACACTTTTAACAATATTAAAAGAGAAGCCATTATTTGATCAATATTCAAATTTAAAAATGACTAGTTTTACTTATGATATTAATCCAGAATATAACAATTTAATGGCTTATTGTACATTTCAAGAAATAAGAATTGTTACATCATCGCAATATGGCTCACTAAGTCAAGATCAAGTGGCTAACCCTGCTAATGCTAGTCAGGTAAACGATGGTATACAAAACCCACAAGAACCAACTAGTACAAGTGTGGCTGATGCGGGGGGTAGCAATGCTGCTTGAAATACCATTACAGCCGATACCCAATCAACAAATTGGATGTATTTTGAATAATCAACAAATTAGTGTTAATGTGTATTTGCAAGATGAATCATTATTTTGTGATGTATTTTTAAATAGCACATTAATACTAGCCGGCATGAGGGCAACTCATGGCAGTTATGTTAATCAATACCCAAGCAATTTAAACGGTTATTTATTTTGGTGGGATGATGACGGGTTAGACCCGCAATATAGCACGTTAGGCACTGTAGGACATTTATATTATAGTGATTATGATACATTAGCATTAATTTATGATAAATGGGTTATTGATAATAAAGATACTTTGTTAGCGGAGTTTGTGTAATGGCATTACAACAATATCCTGCAGAAATGCTAACTCGCTATATGGCAATCAAATTAATATTAGATTCTGGACAATTCCCAAGCGCACCAAGTGATACAGGAGTGCCACAAAATGTTAAAACTATATTTGCTAATTCTGATCAAAATAGTTTAACAGTAAATGCAACGATTACTAAAGCCTCGGGGTTAGAACCAAATAGCGCAGTATTGACAATTTATGGCATGACTATTGAAGATTGTAACCAGTTTAGTAGATTTAATCAAACTTACCCGTTAAATTTATATGAGAATGCTATTGAAATATACGCGGGTTATACTGTTGATGCTAACGGATTCCCACCTTTAATTTATAAAGGGCAGGTATATTTAGCTGGGGCTAATTTTAATAATCAAAGCAGACCATTTACTATAGTGTCATATAGCGGTATTTATAATCAAAATTTGATATCGTCAATTACTAATCCTCAGGGAGATGTGGCGCTTGATACGTTATTTCAAGGAATTGTACAAAAAGCACCGGATAATTTAACTTATCAATCTAACGGGGTAAATGGTAATACCAATTGTCCGATTTATTCGGGCAGTTGGGTTAATCAATTAAATTATGCTTGTAAAGATTATGGTTACCAATTTAAATTAGACGATGACAAGGTATTAGTTACGGCTATTAATAATGCATACAGCGAAAATATACTTATTATCAATAAAGATACGGGTATGATCGATTATCCGGTTGTTGTAGATTTAGGTATTGATGTACGTTATAGATTTAATCCAACTGTGCAATTTGGGCAAAAAGTAAAAGTTGAATCTACATTGCAACAATTAGCTAATGGCACATGGTACATAAATGGCATGTCACATACATTACAAAACAGAGGGGCAAAATGGGAGAGTGCTTTTAAACTTAACCCACTACCTTTTAATTTACCTGTAACGGAGTAGAAACATGACTGGCGCTAGTTCAAATATTACACAAGACGTTAGATATAGTCCGGCAAATACAATTAGTTATGCATTTAATCAAATGTTAATGGGGGTTAATACTTGTTTGCCATGTGAAATAGTGGGAATTACAGGAAATACGTATACAATACAACCACTTAATAACACAATTGGGGCTAATGGTACGCCTTATAGTCCACCCCTTATTTATAACGTGCCATATTCAATAGAAACAGGGGGCAATGCAGGATTTATTATTGAACCTGCAGTTGGGGATAAAGTATTAGTAGTATTTAGTCAACGTGATATCTCTATTATTAAAAAAGAATGGGCTAGAAATAATCCAGAAAGTTATAGAAAATTTAGTTTAGCTGATGCAATTATTGTTAAAAGATTAAGCAATGAATTGCCCACTATATTTGTTAAAGCCACTAGTGCAGGTATTGAAATAACCGCCCCAAGTTTGCCAGTAACCATTAATTCACAAACTGCTAATGTAAATGCTGACACTGTGAATTTAGGCAATGGAACTAAACACCCGGTATTAGTTGGCAATGTAGCTATGACTGCGAATATTGCAGGAGTACAAGCAGGCGGTGGAGTATCAGGGGTACAAGTAACAGTAACAGCGGGCGGAAGCTCTAAAGTAAAGGCAGCTACATAATGGCATTTTTAGCAACAGATACATCATACACAGCTACAGCTTTTGCTACAAATTGGGATGTAACACAAAATCCTGTACCAAACACTGCATTTAATGATTTATATTTAGATTCAAGCGGTAATTTGGCAACTGTTGGCAATATAGATGATATGTCGCAAACAGTTGTACAGTCTTTATGGACTTGGTTTGGTGAATATGTATTTAATATATTCTTGGGTGTACCATATAAAATAATTTTAGGTAATACATCGTTACAACAAAGTTTGATTAAATTTTATTTAACTAATTCAATATTGCTTATTAATGATTATTTAACACCCGATCAATTAGCAGATTATGGAATTGATACTAGTCAACCAATCAACATACAATTTGATTTTAATAAACAAACTAGAGCAGACACTATAACTATTACTATGTTGCTAAACAATGGGCAACAAGTTAATTTAAGCGCATAAAGGATTTAACATGGCTGTATCAGCACCAAGTTTAGTAGGATTTACGCCCAACTCAGCAGCTCAAGAATTAGCCGATATACAACAGGTATTTATTAATACTTTTGGGGCTGGTGTAAATTTAACGCCTACTTCGATAAATGGGGTTTTAATTCAAGAATTTACAAATATGGGGTTGCAAGTTGAAGCCGCTAAAACCAATTTATATTCTTTTGTTTATGACCCTAATGTAGCAAGTGGTGTTTATTTAGATGGCTTGGGAGCGTGGTTAGACATACAACGTAAAGCAGCAGTACAATCAGTTGTAACTTGTCAGGTAACGGGATTATCAGGCACGATTATACCTGCTAATAGTCAAATATTAAATACAAATGGTGATGTATTTTATAACCCTTTGCCAATAACAATAACCGCCGGTGTGGGCAGTGGACAATTCAAATCATTAGTTGCTGCACCTATTCCGTGTTTAGCTAATAGTGTAAATAGAATAGTACAACAATTAGCAGGGTGGGATACTGTTAATAATTCCGCTGATGGTATAACCGGAACGAATGCCCAAACTGATTATAACTATAGAAATACAATCAAGTATGCTAAAGCATTAAATAGCTCGGGAACATTAAATGCGCTTAATAGTGCATTTTTGGTTGCTGATGATGTAATAGATTTTTACATTGCAGAAAACACTACAAATGCACCAATAACTGTACACGGAGTTACTGTGTCGCCACATGCAATATATGCTTCAGTTTATGGTGGCACATCAAATGAAATAGCCAGCATATTATATACAAAACGTAGTGGTGGTTGTGGCATGGATGGCAATACTACTTATGCGTATACTGACCCAGATTTTAGTTGGGTAACTAATAATATGACTTGGCAAACAGCCGTGGAAGCTCCTGTGCGATTAAATATTACCATTGTAGGCTCTACTGACTACCCAGCTGATATTGTTGCTCAAATACAAAACGCTTGTGTTGCTACTTTTTATAATGGCACTGGTACAACACCACCTGCACGCATGGGTGTGCCAATTTATGCCGCTACATTTTATAGCGCATTAAATAGCGTTGGGGTAGTTGCTATTACAAATTTAACAATTCAAAAAGTTACGGCTGGCACTCCTGCGTCGGTGCTTGATTTGCCAATAACACAAGCGCCAACTTTAATTGCAGCCAATGTTTTAGTAACGGTGGTGTAATGGCAATATATACCGATAGTACTTATATACAATTTGAACAGGCTACAAATTTAAATAATTTATTAGCCGGATTAGCGCCGTATTTAACAATTAATGAAGCAACATTTTATAATGATTTTTTTAATATACAAACTTGTATAGGGGACGGGTTGGACAATTGGGGCAAGCTATTAAATTTACCACGAGTTATTTATATGGCAGATTTAACCAGTTGTTTTGGTTTTGATACAGGAGAACTACCAGACCCAGTAGCTACAGGTTATCCTCAAAATTTTAATAATGGTAATTTTTGGGGTGGTCAAACTGCAGGGTTTACTTTAACAGATGATCAGTATAGATTTTTATTGAGATTAAAATATTTTAGTTTAAATACTAATGCAAGTTTGGCAGCACTTAATAAAGCAATTAATATATCAGTACAGTTGATTAATCCGCTACATAAAGCTAAGTTTAGCGAAACTGGATTGATGGCATTGACATTAGAAGTAAATTTTTATTTTAATAATTTTCAATATGCGGTTTTTAGTGATCGTCAATTTATGCCCATTCCAGTTGGGGTAAGTTACACAATAATTCAGGGAGTGATTTTATAATGGCAATAGTTAAACCAAGTACAATTTTAGAACCGTTTGCAATTAATGGGGATTTAGTAATTCCCCCTGCTACATCAAGTGCCACAGTAGCAAACCAAGATACAGGCTTCCCTTTGTTGCAAAGTACGCCGATAGGTGCAGGTGGACTGCCTGTGCAACGCGATCAAATGAATGGAGTTATTAATTTATATTCTCAGTTTTGCTTTTGGCAACAATGCGGGGGGGTTTACACTTTTGACGCTGCAATTAGTGCTCAATATGGTGGATATCCCGCAGGAATTGTGCTTTATTGTGCACTCAATAATAGCTTTCAATTGTCAAAAATTAATAATAATACAGCAAATTTTGTTGCTACACCTAGTTACATTAATGATGGAATTCATTGGCAACAAGTTACATACCCAACCCCTACAGGTCAAGCAACATATATAACAAGTGGGGCACATACATTTACAGTGCCTATTGGCGTGGGATTTATTGTAGCTACAATTATAGGTGCTGGTGGTGGTGGTGCTGCTGGACACGGTTCAACTACTGAAATTATAGGCGGTGGCGGTGGCGGTAGCGGTGATTTTGTATATAAAAAAGGTTATGCAGTAACAGCCGGAGAAACAATTAATATAACAGTTGGTGTGGGCGGAAATGGCGGTACAGGCAATGGAGGTGCTGGCGGAAATGGCGGAGGCACAACAATCGCTGGAACTTTTGGCACAGTTACGTTATCTGGCGGTAATGGCGGTAATCCTTCTGGGTTATTAGGAGTTGGTGGAATTGGCGGTGGTAGTAATGGAATAGCTGGAAACAGTGCGTCTACTGCCCCAGTGCCAACTAATGCTGATACTGTATTGTCTGCCGGTGCAATGGGGGGTGGGGTGCCAGTCGGTTGTGGAGGAAGTGGCGGGGCAGCAAATTCTAGTAGCCCATATCATACAGGACGTCAAGGTCTTTATGGCGGTGGTGGGGGTGGTGGGGGTGCGTTTGGTAATTCAGGGGCTACATCATTTTATTATGCTGGCGGAAATGGCGGTACAGGATTTGTATCAATCGAATTTGGAATTATAATGTCAGGGACTTAGAAACTTAGGAGAATAAATAAAAATGAGCAATACACAAACAACAATAGCATTAGAACCAACAACTGCTGCAGCAGCAAGCGAAGAATTTATTGTTGGATATTCAGAAGGCATAACAGTAACTTGTGTAGGATTAGCAGGTAGTGAAACTGCACAAGTACAATTTAAAGACCCTATCGACAATACATGGCATGATTTAAGCCAAAGCGGGGTATTAATAAAATATACCTCAACTATTCAATCAATAGATGTTTGGAATACAGGTGGTGTTTTTAGATTAAACAAAGACGCTACAGTAGCAGAAGTTGGTGTAGCAGTAACAAGATATTTAACTAATTAATTTTAAGGAGTATATATTATGCCATGGGGAATAGGTAGCGGTGGTGGTAGTGGTGGCGGAAGTCAAACAAATGATATTATTGTATCGAATAGTTATGAGCCAATACAAGATGAGGTGGTGCAGGCTGGAGATATTTTAACAATTGCGCTGGGTAAATTACAAGGGCAAATTAATGAGTTGGGATTAGAAACGCATTATCAGGGAACTTATAATGCAACTACTAATACGCCAACTTTAACAAATGGAGTAGGCACAGCTGGAGATTTTTATTATGTAATTGTAGGCGGAAGCAATAATCCTACAGGGGTAAATATAAATGCTGGGCATATTATTATTTATAACGGCACAATCTGGGAAGATGGCGGAGCTGTTAGTAGCACTGATACAGTTGTGGTGGCTAATGATTATGTATCAGTGCCAAATGAAACGGTAGCGATTGGACAAACAACTACTTATGCATTAGGTGCATTGCAAGGCCAAGCTACTAAAAATGCTACAGATATTACAAACAATCAACCAATGACAACATTGGGGGATTTAATCATTGGTGGGGCAAGTGGCGCACCTACTAGGTTAGCTGGAAATGCAACCGCAACTCCAAAATATTTAAAATCACGTGGAGATGGAACAAATGCAACAGACGAAGAATGGTCACAAGTAGATTATGCCGATATTGCTGGCACGCCCGCAGTTGGCAGCGTAGTATATAATCCATTAACAACTTATGTGCAAAACAATTTTGTTACTTATAATGGTTATATTTGGGTATGCATTTCACTTATACCAATAGTCGGTCAAACTCCTTCTAGCTCAAGCACGGTATGGAGACAAGCAAGTAATGTTAATTACGTTAAATTTGCAACAGTAAATATTTTTGTTGGTAATGATACTACCGGAAATGGCTCATATCCGTTTGAGAATTGCCAAGCAGCACTTAATTATGTAGGCAATGGTGGCGCAGCATTAATATATGGCTATGAACAAGTATACAACGAAAATCTTAACATAACTGGACAAAATCAATTTTTAGGTGCTTTTGGTGCTGTTCAAGAAGTGGGGGCATATCATCGTACATTGACCATGGCAAGTGGTAGCAGTCATTTTTCATGTCCAAATATAGCGTTTATAAACCCTGTTGATAGCCCTTGTTTAGATATAGTAACAGGTTCACTTGGATACGGTAATTTTTATAATTGTAATTTTACCATTTCAGCAGCAACCCCAGTATCACCAGCTATTCAGTTTAGTGGTACATGGGCGGGTGATTATTATTTTGATTCTTGTAACATTGGACAACCAATTACTATTGGTGGGACACCAGCAGCAGCATATAAAATATTTATAACTAACTGTTTTTCTTACAATAATGTAATAAGTATTAATTTAAGTGTTAATGTTGAAGTGCATATAAATAATTGCAAACAAGTAAATATATTAAGTCATACCGCAGGAAAAATATTTATTGATGGTGTACCGTATATAAGCACTTTAGATGTATCCGCTAGTGCTAGTGCAAATAATAAATTGACAATAACAAATTCGTCTATGCGCAACCCTACAACTGGAACGTATGCAATACCTACGGGCACTGGTACAGTAGCTTGTGAATTTTTAAACTTTGATTATAACCGCGGGGCTTACAGTTTTGCAGGCACAATTATTGATAGTGATAATGGATTTAATGCAATTAATCGGTTAGCTTGGATATCTGGCTATAAATATATTTTAGCAGACATAGTAACGTATAACAGCTCGCTATGGAAATGTATCAAACCTACCGGTACAACCATTCAAACCCCCGCAGTTGGTGCTACGGATTGGGAATTGATTAGTGCTTACAATCAAAATAAAATAGTATATTTAGATACTACACTAACAGCTAATTATAACAATGTTTACACAACGTTACAAGCTGCATCCAATGCAGCCGGTGAAGATGGAACTGTAATAATATTAAACCCAAATGGTTCTACCACAGAGTCAGTTACAGTAACACATAATCATCAATCGTGGTTAGCTGTGGGAAGCGTTCAGGGCGGGGCAAATTTTACATTACTCGGAACTTTTGATAATACCCCACTAATTTTAGATAACGTTGAGGGTTTTAAATGCGAAGGTATAGAAATTAGTTCGGATGGCACTGCGTATGCATTAAGTATGAATAATGTTAGCAATGGTATATTTTTTGATAAATGTAACATTAATTACA